ACCAGCCAATAGGTTCATCTTTTTTAGAAAAGTCTTTATATTATTTAGAAGAGAAATATCGTATAGATTATTTTTCAATAGAAAGCTCTCATATATTGATAAAATACCACTTGGCTATTCTTTTTAATGGGAAGCCATTATATCGATGGAAAATACTACACAGGCTATTCTTTTTAATGGGAAGCTATTATATCGATGGAAAATACTACACAGGTTATTCTTTTTAATGGGAAGCTATTATATCGATGGAAAATATTACACAGGTTATTCTTTTCAATAAAAAGCTTTCATATATAGAGACGAAATACCATTCGTTTATTTTTTCAGTGGAAATCCATTTTATATAGGAAAAATACCATACAGAACATTCTTTTTATCAGAAAGACTTCATATTCATGATAAAAAGGTGTACAATAAATCTTTAGGACTAAGAGAGTAAATAGGAAAGATTCTTTTGCAAAATGCAAGAGACACTTTCTTAATCTGATCAGAGGATAAAAGTAGAAAGGGGCGATTCGATGCCAATTAAAGTAAAAAATAATCTGCCGGCAAAGAAGATCATGGAAAAGGAGAACATCTTTATGATGGACGAGTCCAGAGCTGTTATGCAGGATATCCGTCCATTGTATATTGCTGTTTTGAATCTGATGCCATTAAAAGAAGATACAGAAGTACAGCTTCTTCGCAGCCTGTCAAATTCTCCGTTGCAGATTGAGATCACCTTTTTAACGACGGCATCTTATATCGGTAAAAATACACCGGCAAGCCATTTAAATGAATTCTATAAAACATTTGAAGAAGTAAAAAACCGTAAATTTGATGGATTGATCATTACCGGTGCGCCAATTGAACAGATGGAATACGAAGAAGTGCAATATTGGGAAGAACTCACAAAGATCATGGATTGGTCAAAGACAAATGTGACAAGTACCATGCACATTTGCTGGGGTGCTCAGGCAGGATTATATTACCACTATGGAGTACATAAACATCTTTTAAAAGAAAAAGTTTTTGGTGTCTATGAGTTTAAAGTACATCACAGAAAAGAACCATTGCTTCGCGGCTTTGATGATGTATTTTATTCGCCACATTCCCGCTATACGGTATGCGATCATGATGAGATCGTCAATAACGAAAACCTTGTTGTACTGGCAGATGATGAGAAGCTAGGCGAATGCATCGTAATCTCAAAAGACGGAAAACAGATCTTTGTGCTTGGTCATCTGGAGTATGACCGCCTGACATTAGACTCAGAATATAAGAGAGATTTAAAAAAGCATATTCCGATCACATTGCCTGAGAATTATTATACCAATGATGATCCGAACACCAAACCGCTGCTTCGTTGGAGAGGAGCTGCAAATGCATTGTTTTCCAACTGGATCAATTATTATGTCTACCAGAATACACCTTACGAGTGGGAGTAAATATTGGAAATATGCGATAAAAACGGTGTTTTTCTTGTATGCTAAAAAGATAAAATACCATGAATTTTCATGTATTTTAATGGCGAAATGGTGTAAAAATGGTGTATGCTAAATTTAATGGTGTACATAAGACAAAGCTATTATATGGTACAAAAAAAGAGAAGAGTGTTGTGTTCTTCTCTTTTTTATATCTAAAAAAATTTCAAGCTAGTCAAGTAAGCATTCCATGGAAATGGTATATTGAGTTTTGAGCTTCTCGAAAGCTTTTAGGGTGACCTGATATTTTTTTGAGTTATCTTCCTGACTGGTATTAAGAAGAGTGATCCCGCGACCTTTCAGATCAAGAAGAGTATCAATATAGTAATGTGTGCCATAATGACCGAGGCGGGCGTGCATCTGACAATCAGGCTTGTGCCGGTTCAGTTCCGGGGTATAATCATATTCGCCCGGCTTTTCCGGATGGATAAGCTTTAAACGTTTACGTCTGCCAATTCCACGGAGTGTAAGATGTTCGGAATCTGTCAAGCCGCCTTTTGCATAAAGGTTTTCAACGATATCAAGATAGAAGTCGCAAACTTCTACAGAGCTGCAAATTTCAAATAATCCGGATAAGTTTTTATAAGCGTTGGTATGCTCAATTCTGTTAGTTGGGAAAGTAATGATCTGACACATAATAGCCACCTTTCTGCCCTCGTAACCCCCGGGGCGGGTAAATATGTTAATATTTTTCACTCTAATCTGCTAAAATCTGTCTAGCAGTATTGAATACATATAATCTGTTATGTGGGTGATGCTTAAAATCGCCATTGTTGGCTATTGTATGCCCTGTATTTTCATATTTGAGGGTTACAACAATCAAATACTTGTCTAGCAATTCATCCGGGCATTTAAGGCATTCAATAGCATTTTCTATTGTGCTTTTTCTGTCATTTTGGTAAATGCCGTCTATATGTACTTTTTTCTGTTTCTGTAATTCGTCAAATTCTTTCATCAATTCCGCCTTTGTTATAACTCTGTACCTCCTGTGTGTTTGGTGTTTTCCTTTGATCTGTATACATAATATCACGAAAAATAGTGAATGTCAATAGGAAATCACGAAAAAAGATGAAAAATATTTTTTGACTAATTCCCTATAATATGATATTCTTGTCTTAGAATATATGGAGGTGATACAGTATGCTGGTATATAAAATAGATGTAATAGAGGAACTTCGAAAAGTAGGAATCAATACAACAACAGCAAGACAAAGTGGAGTATTTGCACAAGCTACCATGAAGAAGTTTAAAGAAAAAGATACGACAATATCACTAGACAATCTAAATAGGTTATGCTGTGTTTTAGAAATGCAACCACGAGATATAATAAAATATGTAGAGACGGAAGAGGACAAAGAAAAAATAATCTCTAAAATAAGTGAAAAAGGTGGTTGACATTCACAAATAATAGTGATATTATAATATTGTCGAAAGGCAATAACCCGAAAGGGAGAAAGGAGACAATATGGATATGACAGAATTAGAAAAGCGTGATATGCTCATAGAATTATTATCAACACTTTATAGAATTAAAGCGGATAATAAAGAAGAAAATAAAACGCTGGATTATGAAATCACAGTAACAGAGCAACGACTAACTGCTATGGGCTACAATGATTTTTCAAAGTTGAAATTAGAAAAGGCTGACTAAAAAG